GCCCCCCCTGTCTGCTAAGATTTACGCATCGTCCGCCGCGCTTCAACCCAAAAGGTTGCCAGCTTGTCGTATTCTGCGTTTCTCGGCTTTCAGAGAGAGCGATCTTTCTATGCTAGGTTTTTCCCTAGCAACGCCTGCCGGTTTCACCGGCATTCTTTACCGTTTGCCCTCAGTGGCACTCTGGAGGAACCAAAAAGTGAAGCCTCTTTCTCGTACACTCTACACCGAATCGTTGTATAGTAACTCATCGACTACTGCCACCGGGGTTACGACGGTAACGGAAACGTTGTCGTCAAATGTCCCAAATGGCTCTGTCACGGTTACTTGTCCAACCTCGAATAAGGGTGACAAGAAGACGACCACTCCTTTTAGCTACACTGTTGTGCGTGACGAACCCCTAGATGGCTCCGTTCGATCCATATCGAAAGCAGTCGCCGCGGGCGATTTACGCGCGCAGACTCTGATTACGACGGGACCTGGCGTGTTCCCTTTGTTCGGAGGTGCTAAGCTTCAACCCGACTTCTCAGGGCTACAAAGAAATAGAGACCTTTCGCTCTCTCGCCTTCTCGGCGAGGTGCGGAGGCTTGACCTCGATGTAGCTTCGAACGTCGGCGAAGCGTCAACCTTTGCCGATCAAAATCTTGATCGATCCCGCAAAGATTCCGATACCTTTGGCCTTCAACGCCGCATGGGGACTCCTGCTAATCCGCGCTGGCGCTCTAACGAGCTTCGCGCTTTTCGCAATGTTCCCATCGGGCTTCTGAAGACCGCTGGTTCGGCGTGGTTGATTTGGAAGTACTGTATTAAACCTGCCATTGATGACGCATGGGATGCGTCTATGGTACTAATCGAGGATCAGAACAGTCGCGTTATCTTCAAAGGTAGCGCTCGTCTGAATCTCGATCAGTCGATCTCCTACAGCGATGGTCGTGGTCTTTACCACCGATCCAGCGTTGAAGGATTTCACAAGGTTAAATACAAGGCGGTCTGCCGCGTGGCAAACCCCCTCCTGTACACGGCTCAAACTATTACGTCATTTAACCCCGCACTAATTGCGTGGAATGCAATGCCGTTGTCTTTTGTAGCCGACTGGTTCCTTGATCTCGGCGGTTATATGCAAGAACTAGAGACCTCTATGGGTCTCGGTCTTGACATCGAAGATATTTGTAATTCTCGACTGTTGCACTATAAGTTGAAAAATACGTATGGAGGGTCCTACTCGGACACTTTAGACGGTTTGACAACCACGCGCTTCCAGTCTTTGAATTCCTCATATCACTATTCGGCGTTCGTTCGCGAACGCTTAACCACCTTTCCACGTCCAACTCCCCCGGCCTTTCGGCCGAAGTTGGG